GGACAATAGCTTAGCAATGCGATTGCGGCGTTGTACGTCGTTTAGTGTGATGTTGGTGTGCTTACCATCTAGAGCAAATAGCTCCTTAAAGTGAACAATATAGTACCTTCCCTGCTTATGCAAGATATGGCAAGACTGATAGATCTTCTTCTCTTTACGAGAAGCTACTCCAATACGTGTAAGAGTTTCTCTTACTTTTAAAAAGTCGTCTGGCTCGGATAGAAAGATTTCTACCATCTGGGACGGTTCCCAGTGGACTAGCCCCTGTTCGTCTGTATGCATGATGGGTTGTGTCCTCCCGTGTTAAGTTTCACATAAATGTAATCAAGTTGCTCATTAGATAAGATATTCAAAGCTTGTTCTGCCTTTTCGGTGGAGAAACCGTAGTACTGACGTACCGCTTCGATGTGTTTGACCTTATCTTTCCTCAACCACGGAGAGAATCTTTTCCTCTTCCTCAAACTATTTATAAAAAAGTCATACTGTAACTTTTTGTCAAGTTGAGGATACTTATTCATTTCATTGGATTGCATCAATGCATCCATCTGACCAGAGAGGCATTTGTTGATAATGAAGGGGACATAATCCTTCTCAACATCAGGATCTTCATCTATTAAGTTTTGCTTAGATAGGTTGATACTGTTGAGCCATTCTTTCAGGTCAGTTTTCATAGAATAAGTCCTTTGCTCTGTGCTGGTAGGGATAGTGGGGAGAAGATTTGATTATAGTTGTTGACTACATCATCGTTAGGATCAGTAACATAGACAATATAACTTGCCCTAATACGTAGCTCTTTGACGTCGGGATGAATAACTGGTGACCAGGGGGCGAAACCAACGGTTTGGTCACGTCCGGGAACCAACACAATGGGGTTAGAGATGATGAGTTCTTCTGAAGTTTCACTAAGAAGGTCTGTGATAACATCTTCACCAGACTGCATACGGATGAGTTTTACGTTCATAATTAAAGGAGACCTTCGTCTTGTAGATAGTGTAGGGTGTCTTTCAAGCCACCAATATATTGGGTGCCGATAGAGACTTGGGGATATTCAGCTGTGGGACCAAACTCAGCGCGAAACTGGCGCTCAGTGAAGTCTTCATTCAATGTATACTCAAGGTATTCTCCGCCTAGGCTGAGAAGTAACTGGCGGATCCTTTCGGACTCCTGACCGCCGTCAGTGTATAGAACTACAGTTTGCATCATTTAAAGTCACACTCAATCATAATTTCAGTAAGCATAGCTAGGAGGTTGATCTCCTGGTCTGCAACGAACGCACCTTGATACTGGTACTTCGCAATAATAAGAACAGCAGCAGCAATGGACGGACCTTGTAGGTGGGAGTACAGGGCATCATAAACCTTACGTGTAATCGTAGAGGTATCATTATCTAGGTTAGATACAACCCACTTACGAACTTCAGAGAAGTTGCTGTCTTTGAGATATGAGATAAGGTCATCAACCTTAACCTCGGAGAAAGTCGCGAGAATACCAGAGTCAATCTTACCACTGGTTGAATACCTTTGGACCTCATTGAGGACACGGCGGAAGTCAGGGAAGTGCTTCTGTACTAGCTCGGCGAGGACTTTCTTATCAGCTTGCACCCGTTCGGTGTCCAAGATATTGTTAAGTCGCTTGAAGAAAGAAGCAGCGAGTGCGGCTTTATCTTTTCCTTTCGTGGAAAACTCGACCACGGCGCAACGGGAGTGGAGCGGCTCAATGATCTTGTTCTTATAGTTGCAGGTGAATATGAATCTGCAATTCTTATAGAAAGCTTCGATGTTGGCTCGAAGAAGGAGTTGGACGTCATTGCCTGTGTTGTCTGCCTCGTCAATAATAATAACTTTGTGCTTTGCTTCGGCAGTCAAAGACATTGTAGAAGCAAAGTTCTTTGCTTGGTTACGTACAGTGTCTAGAAAGCGTCCCTCATCAGAGCCATTGATGACGTAGTAGTCAGCGCCGATCTCATTACAAAGAGCCTTGGCGATGGTAGTTTTACCAACGCCAGGAGGACCTGCGAGTAGTAGGTTAGGGATCTCTCCCTTGTCTACAAACTCCTTGAAGGTCGCCTTGATATGGTCGGGGAGAATGCAGTCATCAATAGTCTGGGGGCGATACTTTTCTGTCCAAAGGAAATCAGTGCGTTCGCTCATAATAAAAAGATAATAAAGTAGTCAAACCCAGGAGGGCTTGCGTTCAGGTTTGCGGAGATAGTTGGCTGAGACCCAGGGCTTTGAGGAGATGTACATCTTGTACGCCTCAAAGGTAGAGATTGAATGGTCTAGCTTGAACTCATCGGGCATTGCACGGGCGAACCCGCAAGCTTCAGTATAGCACGAAATTGGCTTACCGGTAGTCCGAATATAAACTTCTTCTGCACCAATGAGGGACTGCTCACAGGCGTGATGCTTACCGTAGCGATGGGTATACTCGGCACACAGTGCGTGACCGTGTGCGATGAGCCACGCTAGGTTCTCGTCTGACTGAGATGCCCACACAGTACAAGGATGGTTACGGAAGCCACCAGTGGTCTTATACGGTGTGCCGTCAGCCTTGAATACTTGACCACAGTCTCTGTACCAATGTGAATAGATGACAGAAACCATTTGACAGCACTCAAGGGGCATCTTGACGACGTGCTTGTCTGGTAGTACTAATGCGCTGCCTGTTGGGTCTTGCTCTGTGCAGAAGATGTTCATACGGATGCTTTCGCTGAACTAAGCATAGCACATTGTCAAGGGGTGAGTAGTGAGGCAATGAAAAGAAATACAATTATTCCCATAAAGCCTAGCAGGCAAACCAAGAAACCAAGTTCAGGAGTCATATAAAAATTCCATACTGATAAAATATAGCATAAAAAAAGCCCCCTTGTTGGAAGCTCTTCTTAATATTATGTAAAATTGTTTATTAGGAAACGTGAATCGTTCCCGTCATACCCGCGCCCTTATGGGGATCGCACCAAAAGTTATAGTCTCCTGGTTCGTCAAAGGTTATATCAAAGCTCTCCCCTGGAGCAAATGCTAGATCATTGTGGCTAACTTCAGAATGATCTTCAACAATAACGTTATGTGGCGGTAAAGCCTCATTTACGAAGTGGATTGTGTCACCCGATTTAATATTAAGTTCACTCGGTTCAAATAATAGGGAGCCATTCGCACCCATTTTAACATCAAGCGCACTCGCGGGGAGTGCTAGAAATAATAAAGCGAATAATGTAATCAAGAAACGCATTACAAAGCTGTTTAGCTGTTTTTATATATACCAGAACCTAGTCTCTTACTCATTTTATGTAAAGTCTATGTTACACGGTGTTGAGTCCATAACATATAAAAAAGCATAAAAAAAGACCCCCCATTGCTGGGAGGTCTAGTGTGATGGGTGTTTAGTTACCCTCTAGGACGTCAATGCGAGCGGAAAGCTCCTTGACGGCTTCAACTAGAAGACCGACAAGACCGTTGTATTCAACTTGCTTTACGCTAGAACCAGAGACGATGCTAGGTAGAATAGCTTCTACTTCTTGAGCAATGATACCGGCACTAGGACCAGAACCATCAGTCCAGTCAAAGGTTACACCACGGATGGCTTTAACCTTATCAGTTGCATCAGCGATCTCAATAACGTTAGTCTTTAAAGATGAGTCAGAAGTGGAAGTGTATGATAGAGCATACATCTTACCAGAAGCGGTGATGGTGTTCATTCCAACGATGTTGGTGGAACCATTACCGGCAATTTCTCCATCAACTCCTAGGTTGTTAAGACCAGCGAAGTCTTGGTTAGCATCAAGTACAACTGCATTAGAGTTGGTTGCTGCACCAGGAGTAGAACCATCTAGGTAGTTAAGCTCAGTCGCAGTTGAGTTAACGTTAATACTAGCAAGGGTGATGAAATCACAGGAGACTGTTCTGACTCCAGTGATATCAGTAAACTGGTCACCAACGATGTTACCGTTAGCAGTGATGTTACCAGTAACAGTTAGGTCGGTTAGGTTACCAACGCTTGTTAGTGATGAGTTAACAACTGCGCCACCTAGTGTGGTTGCGTCAAGGACATTAGCACCAGCAATGCGAAACTCCTTAGCAGAAGCTAAATCAACGTGCTCAGATAAGGTCCAAGCATCGGTCGCATCAACCCAGTTAATTGTCTTGTTAGTAGCACCCAATAGAGTGATACCACCACCATCAGCGGTTACATCGGTAGGAGTGGTTACTTTACCCAACTCAATGTTCTTATCTTCTACAATAAAGGTAGATGACTGAACAGTGGTCTGGGTGCCGTTAACGGTGAGGTCACCAGAAACAACAATCTCACCAACAGTTAGGATGTTGGTTGATGGGTTGTACTGAATACCAGCATCGGTATATACGGTTTCTTGAGCAGCAGAAACATTGTCGGAATCGACAAATGTTAGGTAGTGAGCTGCATCTGTTGCGGTTTGTGTGGTCTGTACACTAACAGCAAGTCCCTCTAGAGCACTTTCTACAGCAGTTTCTAGCTCCTGTAAAGCTCCTGAAATATCACAATCATCGGAAAGAGTAGTACCAGAGAAGGTACCAAGTGTCTCACTATCTTTTGCTACACCAGTAAGTGTAGCTAGGTTATCAATATGAACTTCATTGGCTGCTCCGACAGAGTCGGTATATGCCTTAACAGATTGTTGTGTTGGGACTCGTAGGTCTGAGTCAGAAGACATATCGTCTTCATCTACAAAACCTTCAACTAGTACACCAGCACCATCATCTAGCCTGATGCTAGAAGCAGTGATGATACCAGCATTTACTACATTACGATTGCCGTCTATAATGACGACTTCGTTAATCTCGTATGCCATTTTTTATCGTTTTATACTACAGGGGGTAATTACCATGATGTAGCTGTACTCTAAGTAAGAATACACATCTTTATTTAGCTTTCTTTATTTCCTCTAGCTCTTTACTCAACTGCTTAACCGCCTCTACTAGTAGACCAACTACGCCGTTATAGTTTACTGTCTTAATGTCATTGACTTCCCTTACAGCCTGTGGTAGACAGGCTTCTACGTCCTGAGCTATAAGACCTACGTCAGAACTTCCATCCTTTATCCAGTCAAAAGTTACGCCATTGAGCTGGTTTAGTTTTGATATTGGGTCATCAATTGAAACAATATTACTTTTTAGTCTTCTATCAGAAGTTACGCTGAAGGTATCAGCCTTTGCCTTACCACTAATAATGATGTCTCCACCTGTAGTAGTATCAGAGCCATCCTCAGATAGTGTAGTAATACCAGTAACTACCATTGTTCCTGGTGCTACTAGTGTGGGAGATAGACCAATAGTGAACTCAGTATTATTACTAACAACAACTGTTTCCCCATCAATACCCCCTAGAACAATCTCCTCTGGGTTAGTGAAGTCTCCACTGGTATCACCAAAGAACTTCAATACTTTTTGGACGGGGTCATACACCATCCTCATCAAAGCACCATCTAGGGACTCTGGGTCTGAGATGAAAGCTGGCTCAACATCCTCCATATCACGGATGTTGACGGCACCACCGCCACCAATAGAACCTATCTGCGTCTGGATACGGCTCAGGAAGGACCTATAATGCTTCTGGAACTCCTCGTGGGTCATATAGGTGGGAGTATTCTCCACCGCTATTGGGTCCTTATTCTTGGGTGTCTCTAATACTTTTGCGGGAGTAGGTTCAACAGTAGCCTTTGGCTTGGGTGCTTTTACTTTCTTCTTAGCAGCAGGCTTCTTCTTAACTTCCTTCGCCTCTACTAGCTGAGATAATACCTCACCAAAACCGAAGTCAATATTTACATCTACTTCAAGATGCTCAGGAATAATAATAGGCTCATCAATAGCCGGTGGTTGTGGTTCGTTGTTGGGATTTTTGCGCCTCTCCTCCTTAAGCTCATTTTTAAGCTCACTGAATAGGTCTTCCAAAGAGAATTTAATTTCTGCTGGTGTCTCTACTTCAAATATC